GGACGAAGCCACTTCGACCGACGGGAGGCACCCGATGCCTGTCTCTTTGGCCCAGGCCAAGCTCAACACTCAGGATGACCTGGACGCGATGGTCATCGACGAGTTCCGCAAGACCTCGGCGATCCTCGACAACCTCATCTTCCACGACGCCGTCAGCCCGATGGGCGGCGGCTCGACGCTGACCTACGGGTACCACCGGAAGGTCACGACCCGCAGCGCGGCGTTCCGTGCGATCAACTCCGAGTACACGCCGGCCGAGGCGACCAAGTCACGGTTCACGGTCGACCTCAAGCCCTTGGGCGGGTCGTTTCAGATCGACCGGGTCCTGGCCCAGATCGCCCGTGGCGGTGAGGTCAGCTTCCAGATGGAAGACGTGATCCGGGCCACCGGCGTCAAGTTCTCCGACGAGGTCATCAACGGCGACACCGCCGTCGACGCCAACGGGTTCGACGGGCTCAAGAAGTCGCTGGCCGGCTCGGACACCGAGATCGGCATCGACAAGGTGACCGACTGGTCGGACCTCGACACGCTCGGCTTCCAGAAGGCGCTCGACCGGTTCGACGAGTTCGTCGCCGTGCTCGACGGCGCGCCGACCATGCTGATCGGCAACCAGTACCTGATGGCGAAGCTCGCGGCCATCGGCCGCCGGGCCAACCAGTACGTCGAGCGGCCCGTCGAGGGCTTGCTCGGCCCGACCGGCCGTCCTGTGACCCGCCGGTTCTTCGGGAACTACCTGATGGTCGACGCCGGCGAGAAGCCCGGCAGCACGGACCAGATCGTCCCCCTGTACGACCCGGACAACACCGTGTACTCGGTGTCGCTGTCGGGTGTCCCCACCGGTGGCACGTTCTCGCTGTTCGTCAGCGTCGACGGCCAGCCCGCGGAGGAGACCGCGGCGATCGCGTTCAACGCCGCCGCCGCCACGGTGGACACGGCGATCACCAACCTCGCCGACGTGCCCGCCAACGGCGTGTCCGCCTCGGGCGGCGCCCTCCCGACCGCTGTGATCGTCACGTTCGACGTCGACCTCGCCGGCCACGACGTCGTCATCACCGCCGGGGACAACAACCTCACCGGTGGCACCAACCCCGCGATCGTCGTCACCGAGACCGGCGGCACCGGGGGTCTCACCGACCTTTACGCCGTGCGGGTCGGCATGGACGGTTTCCACGGCGTCACCGTCACGGGCCAGCAGATGGTCAACACCTGGCTCCCCGACTTCGAGCGCTCGGGCGCCGTCAAGACCGGCGAGGTCGAGATGGGCCCGGCCGCCGTCGCGCTCAAGGCCACCAAGGCCGCAGCGGTGCTGCGGCAGATCAAGCTGCGCTGACCCGTGACCCGCATCTACACGCCCGTGGAGGGCTACACCGGCGTTGTCGCCGGTGTTCCCTTCACCGACGGGCAAGCAGACGCCGACCACCTCACCCCGAGCCAGCTCCGGTACTTCCGGTCGCAGGGCTACGGCATCGACCAGCCCCCCACCGTCCCGGGCGCCCGGCCCGTGGTCGAGCACCCGGCCAAGGTCCACGTCGGCACCCTCCTGGCCGACGCGTCGCAGTGGGTCGCTGAGATGGTCACCACCCGACGTGAGGTCGAGGCAGAGCCCGAGTTCCACGACTACCGGAAGGCAGCGGCAGATGCCGCTGAGCGCCGCGGCGACCACGAGTTGGCCGACGCGCTGAGAGCGGACGTCACGGCCGAGGAAGTTCTGGCCCGCAACGACCAGAGCGCTCCGGCCGAGCCGTCGAAGCGGCCGAACGTCCGCGATTCGATCAACGCCTGGCGTACCTGGGCGCTGACCCTCCCCAACGTCGACCCGGACGCCATCGCAGCGATGACCAAGCCCGAGCTCCAGGCGCTCGGCAACCCCGAGGAGACCTGACCATGGCCCGCATCTACCTCCCCGCCCAGGTCGTCGACCAGGACGGCCTCGTCAACGCGCCGTTCGTCACCGCCACCGACATCGGCGCCACGTTCACGATCGACGCCGACGCAGAGATCGAGATCGTCAACGGCGGCGGCGTGTCCACCACCGTCACCATCGAGACCGCCGGCACAACCGCGGGGCTCGCCGTCGCCGACATCTCCACCGCGATCCCCGCGGGTCAGCGGGGCCGGTTCGGTCACTTCGACCAGCGCGCCTTCCCCCGCCCGCCCGGCGGCTCGGATGCGGGCAAGATCTACGTCAACCTGTCCGCCGTCGCCACGGTGACCGCGCAGTCGTTCAAGTAGTCGACCGTGGCCGGTCATCCCTGCTGGCGTGAACTGCGGTCCGGTGGCCTCTTTCACGAGGGGCCGCCGGGCTGCACCGCGCCCCCACCCGAGTCAGCCGCCGTGCTCAGCGATGAGGACATCGAGCCGATCCAGCGCGAGAGCCCGGTCGGGGCCGACGAGGAACGTGATCTCTCGGCGGATCCGCCGGAGGTCAGCCAGGGTCCAGGCGTAGGGGACGGGCCACCCAGCGATCACGAGCACAGCGCCGCCGAGGTCGCCGACGCCTTCGCCGAGGGCCGGCCCATCGTCATCGGACAAGAGCGCCAGCGTAAGTCACGGAGCCGGCCGGGGTCGTCGTGATCGCCTACGCCACCACGGCCGAGTTGACCGCCTTCCTCGCCGACGGCAACGACCAGGTGCCCGACGCCGAGCGGCTGCTCCTGCGCGCCTCCGAGATGCTCGACGACAAGGTGCGGTTCCCGTTCGCCATCGATACCCAGGGCCTGCCCACTGTGGCCCGGGTGAAGGACGCGATGCGGGACGCCTGCTGCGCACAGGTCGAGTTCTGGCTCGAGGTCGGCGAGGAGCACGACATCGAGGGCCTCGGCGGCCGACAGGTCTCGGTCGGGCACCTCAACGTCGCTGCACTGCCCGACGAGCTGGCCCGCCGGGCCCGCCGGATCCTGCACACCGCCGGCCTGTTCGGCATCGACGACCCCGCCGCCCTCGACCCGCTCGCGGTGCTCTGATGCGGCTCCCCTCCACGCTGCTCCCCGACCGCATCACGGTCGAGCCCTACCTCGGGAACGGTGCCACCGGCCCCCAGTACGGGCCACCGGTCGGTGTCCGTGCCCGGATCGAGGGCAAACGCCGTGTCGTGCGCCGCGTCAACGCCGGCGCGGACATCGGCTCCGACGTCGTCTCGACCACGTCGACGATCATTCGGCCGAGCATCCAGGTGCGCCCGGAGTCACGGGTCACGATCCCGCTCGCCTACTCCGCGACGGGCCGTGACGAGTCCTACGAGGTGCTGCAGGTCATCGTCGGCAAGGGCCTCCGCCGGCCCGCCTACCTGGAGCTCGTGCTCGGATGAGCGACAGCTTCCACTTCCGGATCGACAAGCGGGCTCTCGTATCGGCGCAGGTGCACGCCGCCGCCGAAGAGGCCGTGGGCGCCGCGGCAGAGCATCTGCTCACCGAAGCCAACCGCACCGTCCCGCTGGAGGAGGCCATCCTCGAGCACTCGGGGAAGGTGACCCAGGACGGCACCCGCGCCGCGATCTCCTACGACACCCCGTACGCCGTCGTGCAGCACGAGAAGCTCGAGCTGCGTCACTCCCGTGGCCGCCGGGCGAAGTGGCTTGAGCTGACGCTCATGGAGCAGGCCGCCGCTGTGCGCGGCTTCCTCGCCGAGCGTCTCCGCCGGAGGCTCCGGTGATCGCCTACGCCGTCGCGGTCGACATCGCCGGCCTCGGCCTGGGGACCCTCTCCGAGGTCGAAGGGGGCGACGTGTTCGTGCAGAACATGCCCTCCGAACCCGACGAAGCGGTAGCGGTGTCGAGCTACGGCGGCCAACCCCAGCAGACGAAGGCGCCGACGGATCTGCCTCTCGTGCAGGTGCGGGTGCGTGGGACCAAACACGACCCCGTGACCCCGTACGAGCGGGCCCGGGCCATCTACTCGGCCCTCAACTGCCGCGACAACACCCTGATCGCCGCCGGCACCGTCCACGAGGCGTGGGTCATCGGGTGCACCGCCATCCAATCCGACCCGATCTCGCTCGGTGCCGACGAGAACGGCCGCCACGAATGGGCCGTCAACTTCGCGTACCGCACCGCCGCCCCAACCACCCACCGCGCATAAGGAGGCCACCGTGGCCGAGAACGAGTACCTCGCCAGAAACCACGATTACGAGTTGAACACCGGCACCGAGGCCGCCCCTGTGTGGGTGCCGGTGAAGGGCATCGACACGTGGGCGCACAGCGAGTCGAAGAACAACGCCGACACCACCACGAACGAGGACAAGGGCAAGCCCACCCACCAGGTCGCCTCCCGCACCCACTCGTTCACCATGACCGGTAAGCAGCAGATCGACTCCGGTGACGGCTCCCGTGACCCCGGTCAGCTCGCCTGCGAAGTGTGGTCCACCCTGGTCGGTGTCGCGTCGCTCAAGCAGTTCCGGATCACCCCCAACGAGGTGATCGGCGGCGACGTCATCGGCCCCTTCTACGCCTCCGCGTCCGTGAACCTCGGTGGCGGAGGTGTCGACGATCCCAACAAGTGGGAGCTCACCGTCGACGTGTCCGGGGATCTCAACCCGTGACCGCCAAGCGCCTAGACCTCGACGCCGCTCTCGCCGAGAGCGACCAGGCCGACGAGCCGCTCGTCGTCACGTTCTTCGACCAGGAATGGGAACTGCCCGGGACGCTCCCGGCCGCTGTGGTGCTCCGCATCCACACGTGGCAGGAGGACGGGCTGCTCGACGATGACGGCGACCCG